AATCCATTGTTACTAACCCACTTAGCATTGGGAGCATTGAACTTTAGTCCACCTACCACCATCTTGTCAGGGATAAATAAGTAGCCAACAGAATCACAAGAGTCACACTTGGTAGGTCTAGCAAAAGGAGTTCCATCTTTCTTTACCTTTCTAATATATCCTGTGCCTGAACAGGAATTACATTGTTCTGCTTTAGTCTTGTACACTATGGTTGATTTAGTAGCTACAGTTTGCTTATAGTCTGTATTGTCCATATAAGGAGTAAAGCTATTTGCCCATAGTGCTTTTTCTAGTGGCTTTCTACTGTAGATAACCCAAGACATCTGTTCAGGACTGTTAAGATTGATAGGTGTATCACCCATTAACTCTTTGACTTGTTTGTTTAGTCTCTTCTCTATGTCTTGTTTCTCTTGCTCAAACTGTACACGTACTGAATCCAAAGCATCCTTATCAACAGTAAACCCACGTTGATATATTTTAGCTAGGGTTGTGGCAACCTGATTAGTAAACAATACTGTTTCCATAAGACTAGCATTGTCAGTAGTATTAAGTCTTCTGTAAATAGAATCACTCAACTGTTGAGTTGCTTTCAAGTCAGCAGATAGATAATCTGATAACTCTTCGTGTGGTATCTCATCAACAGATGTATGGTTTTTGAAATATTCTTTCATAGTGTCTTGCTTCTTTGTATCTAGGTCATGTCTTATAGCACATGCTTCTAGTGACAAAGGTTCTTTCTGTCCACGTTGCAGTATATACTCACCCAACATGGTATCAAAGACTGTGCCATCATACTTGAAGCCACACTCCCATAACCACAGTAAGTCGTGAACAATGTTATGTCCAATCAATACTGTAGCTTGGTCTAGTAGTTCTTGTACACCTGTGAAGTCATCTCTGTACAAGTATTCCTTACCTGTGTCTGTCAAACATCCCACCATGACAAGTTTGTTGTCAGCTTCAAATGGGTCAAGGTGTAACTTACCACCTCTATGTGTAACAGTATTCTCTACATCAAGTGTTAACTTCATGCTGTATACCTCGCTGTCTTGTAGTCAAGTTCGCAATGAACTGTGCCATGCCAACCTGATAACTTATTCTTTACAATATTAAGATGTCTCTGTACATCTTCCTCGTCTTGTCCTTCTACTTGTGGGTTCTTGGCTATCAATACCATCAAGTCTGCTTCTGCAGCTTTTCCTGTACGTGAGCCTTCCATCATAGCTTGGTTCAGTACAATCTTACCTTCAGCTTCAGCAGATAGCTGAGACATATAAAAGACTGCACACTCATACGTCTTGGCAATCTGCCTAGCATGTATTGCATTAGCCTTCAATGCTTCATCAGGTCGAGAGAATCCACCTGTCCTAGCAAACTTGTCTCCCATGTCTAATACTAGAATGTCAGGCTTGTATGCCTTACACACACTCTCAACCCATGCCATGTCACGATTAGATGCATCACGTATCTTGATATTATCAAAGACAGGTTTGTATCTAGTCTGTGCTTGAGCAGGATTGTTCTTGACTTCTTGTACAGTCATGCCTGTGGCTGCCGTCAAGTATCTTGCACCAACTCTGTGATAACCTTCTTCGTTACAGAGTATGACACACTTAGCACCTTGATGTGCAAATCCGTTTGGACTAGCTATCAGTGATGCATGGAAGGATGTCTTACCTGTGTTAGGTCTAGCACCAACCTCAATCAAGTGACCTGCATTGATACCATCTAGCTTACGTGTTAGACTAGGTATATTGAATGTCCATCTAGCTTCTAGGTCATTCTTAGCAAGCAATGTCTCAATAGAGATGTCATCCCATTCTATATTAAGGTTAGGTGTAAAATCATCCCCATACAACTCAAGAAGATTTCTAAGGGGTTCAAGAGAGGATTTAGCACCATTAACGTAGTCAAAGCCGAGATTGGCAATGTCTTCGCCAACAACTTGCTGAAACAATTTAGATAGTACTTCTTGTGCGATGTCACTTCCAAGTGGTTGCTCCTTCTTGATTGTATTAAACAGAGCAGAGTATCCCTGCTTCTGTGCAGTAGTCATTGATGGATTGTTAGCTAAGAACAATGCTTCTATCTCATCAGGTGTTACTGTCCTCTCGTATATATCTATTGCTTTATCGAGAGTTTGTTTAATCTTACGAACATCCTTACTGAATAACCTGTCAGGGCATTTAGCACCTCTGTGGTCATCGTAGAATGTTTTATCCATAAGACTTCGTATTAATGATAATTCCATGTTGTTACTCCTTTGGGGTTAAGGTCATTAAGTTTTCCATATCGACAGGTGTACGATATTTTAAGTCATCTGTCAATCTAATTATTTTTATATCCTTTACGTAGGCTCTTAGTTCTTTTGCAAATGACAATGTCTTAGGTAAGGCATCAGGGTCAAGTGCTATGATTGCTGTTGAGAATCGTGAGAGATACTTCTTATGAGACTCTGCCAATGACGTACCCAACACAGCTACCCCAACTAATACATCACTACCTACCACAGATGCACTAACACAATCCTCAACAACAACTGCTACCCTACCACATCCATGAACAAAAGGCAAGTTACTTTTTCCGTATCGTTTCCATTTAGGCAATAACTTTGTTACTGACCTACCAACTGCATCAACGATTATGTCATTATGCTCGACAGGAAATACAACTCGCTTGTCCTTGACATCGTAGTGTAGATTCAATTTGTCACAATCTAAACCCCACAGTTCACAGAAGTCCACGACCTCTTTCCTGTGATTATGTGACACTACGTACTCAGGTAATATAAATTCTTCTTTATCAAAATCTAATACATCATCTGTAATTGCATCACGAATATCATCTACAGATAAATGCACACGTGTCGAACCTGATATTTTACAAGTAGACTTATAACAATTCCATAGTAGCTTACCCATATTGTTAGTAGCAGTAAAGGTTTTATATCCGTTACAATTAGGACAAGTAAGTCTTTTACTTTCTCCTACACTTAATTGTAAATCAGTTACATAGTTATAAATATTCATTTGTATATCTCACTTATATGTATATATAGTATTAGTTGTTCGGCACGTACCCTGTGCTTATAACATACTTTTCACGAGTTGTCAATGCATTTTCAGCAGAAGCATATGTATTTTTCATGTAAGGTTTCACACTATTGGGGTTAGCATGACCTGTAACAGACATAATCTGACCCATAGATACACCTGCTTCTACCATCTCAGTAGTACCTGTCCTACGTAAGTCAGCTATTCGTAGCTCATTGGGTAGTCCACAGAGCTTCATTGTCCTTCTAGCTACTTTGGATAGCCTGTGAAGAGAATAAGGCTCATATGACCCCCTAATCGCAGTTGGATAAGGTGCGACATAAGACTGAAAACCATACTCTTCCTTCTGTTGTTTAAGCATTTCTAATAAGTCAAGAGAAATAGGCAGATGTACTACACTTCTTCTCTTTGACTGTTGCAAATTTAGCACACTTTTATCAAAATCTATGCTAGAAAACTCTAATGTTCTCATATCTCCTACTCTCTGACACCATTCATATGCCATTTGTACAATTAATCCTATGTTTCTGTACTTGAAATCACTATAAGCATAGTCAAGAAATTGACACACTTGTTCCTTTGTCCATACAACCTTTCTAGTTTGGGTTGCCTTTCGTCTAAATGTAGCAAAGGGATTTGACTCAACATACCCCATCTCCATAGCAAATGAGTATAGTTTTCTTGCTACAGAACATATGTGATTAGCCATAAAGATGCCACGTTTTAGCCACACTTCATAGGCTCGTCTTGCCTTTGCACCTGCCATCTTTGGCAATTTTGTACTTGACAATTTCTTACCATCGACAGATGTGTCAAGCATCACACCTAAAAAGTATTGATAATCTGATTTAGTTTTATCTGCTAACATATTGAAATCACTAGATAAATAATACTCATCCACCAAATTTTTTATTGTATTTTTTTGCATCATATTTCCTTTTGTTATATTGATATTCAAGATATACTTCATAGGTTGTTAACTCAATCAACTCATGGTGTCTACTGTCGTATCTATAATTTGCATCATACAAACCATATTTATCATCACAGGCAGGACATCTTTCTTGCTCTTTAAAATCTACTCTACCCATCCAAAAACATTTACCACAACCTGCCATATTTTCAGTATTAATGTTCATGTCTATATTCCATACTACATAAATCTCTAGCAGTTTTAAACAACTCATCTCGCCACATTAAATTGTCTTTGAAGTGTGATGGTATGTTTGTGTAGCCATAATATCTACCTGCAATCATACCTGCTACTGCACCTGATGTGTCAGCATCATGTCCACGATTAACTGCCTTGATAACACAATCCTCAAAGTTATCTGTTGTTTGAAATGCCCACCAAGCACATTGATAAGTTTCTTTAACATACCCACCTGACATGACATCATTTATATCTATATCTAAAGGCAATTTAGCATTGGCATATCTAGTAATAGGATAGCCATAGTATAATTCTTCAGCTAACATTACAGAGTAATCAACACAGGTATTACTTCCATGTGTCAATAGAGTTTGTTGAATAGCTAGTTGCATGGCATGATAAGGGTCTTGAGCAACCATAATGACAGGTGCAAGTCTCATCAATGCTCCATTACCTGATGTGTCATTTGCAGTTCTACCTCTGTAAGGTTGCAACAAGT